CTTCGAGTCCTTCTGGGACCCGTCCGACGCCGGCCTGGTCGCGCTGAAGTCAGCCTCCGACGCCCAGGCGCAGCGCGCCATCCTGTTCAGCTTCTCGAACAGCCAGAAGTTCGTATTTAACGGCTATGTCGGCTGTTCGCTGTCGCCTACCGGGTCGGCGCAGGACCTGATCAAGACCAGCGTGGTGTTCACCTCGCTCGGCGGCCCGAAAGCGTACTCGTCCTAAGCGATGGCGCTCAACCGATCCGACCTGGTCAAGCCTGAACTGCCGCGGGAAACCGTGGCGGTGCCGGCGCTTGGCGGCGATGTCATCGTGCGCGGCCTGCTGCTCGGCGAACGCCTCGGCCTGTTCGCCGACCTGCGCGAAGACGGCAAGAGCTACACCCACATCGGCAAGATGCTGGCGGTGGCAGTGGTCGGCGACGACGGCCAGCCGCTGCTCGGCGAGGCCGAGTGGGAAGCGTTCGGCGGGGTCAACTTCACCGCCGCGCTGGAATTGTTCACCGTGGCCCGCCGCTTGTCAGGCCTCGACGCCGAGGTCATCGAAAAAAACTGAGCGCGGCGCCCGAGCGCCGCTTTTTATTCACCCTGGCCGCCCGGCTCGGCAAGACGGTCGGCGAACTTGAACGCAGCATGACCGCCGCCGAGTTCGGCGAGTGGTTTTTGATCTGGCAGTGGCAGCCGTGGGAAAACATCCCGCAGCCGCCACCCGAAAAACAGGAAATGGACGCCCTGGCCTGGGCGGCAACGGTAGCGTAAATGGCAGAAAAAACCCAGATCGTCATCACCGCCAAGGACGAAACCGGCGCCGCCATCAATTCGGCCAAGCGCGGGCTGGCGTCGCTGTCCGGCGCCGCCGAAGGGCTGCGCAACTCGTTCTCCTTCCTCGGTGCCGCCGGTGGGCTGGCCGGACTACTCGGCGTGGTCTCGGTCGGCACCACGGTCAAGGCGGCCATCGACGACCTCGACAAGCTCAACGATTCGGTCGAACGCCTCGGCATCTCCGCCGAGGACCTGAGCGCGCTCAACTTCGCCGGCAAGCTGAACGGCATCGAAGCAGAAGACATGACGATGGCGCTGACCAAGCTCAGCGTCAAGATGCAGGAAGCGGCCAGCGGCAGCAAGGAAGCCGCCGCGCTGTTCGCCGACCTCGGCGTCAAGGTCACGGATTCCAGCGGAAAGCTGAAAAGCGCCGACCAGGTCTTCGCTGAAGTTGCCGATTCGTTCGCGCAACTGGAAGACGGCGCGGGCAAGACGGCGCTGGCCGTCGATACATTCGGCAAGACGGGCGCCAAACTTGTGCCGGTACTAAACGGCGGCTCCGATGGCCTGGCCAAGATGCGCAAGGAGGCCGAACAGCTTGGCGCGATCATCGGAACCGACCTGTCAAAACAGGCCGCCGAATTCAACGACAACCTTGACCGGCTTTCTGTAGTATCCGGCGCAGCGGCGCGATCTATCACCAGCTTGATGCTGCCGTCGCTGATCGAGTTGTCAAATGAACTGCTGGTCGCCATCAAGAACAGCGACGGCCTGCTCGATGCCTTCCTGCGCTATGGCGCGGGCAAATCGTTCAACTTCAAGACGCCAACCGAAAGCCTTGCTGCGCTGAATGTCGAGGCCAGCAAACTGGAAGACCGCCTCAGCATCGGCCGTGGCGAAAAGGGCGACGATGAGCGCCTGCGCCGGCTACAGCAGGAAATAAGCTACTACAGCACGCTCGACAAGCTCAAAACCAAAGCTGACGAGCCAGCAAAGACGGGCGGAACGAAGCCAGTCGTTCGTACCCCTACCGGCGACGGCAAGGGCAAAACCGGCGGCGCCAAGGCACAGGCTGACGAAGCCCTGCGCCTGATCCAGTCGCTCGACGAGCAGATCGCGCTGAAGTCCGCAGATGCGGAAAGCACCGACAAGATGACCGCCGCCGAAGCGCAGGCAGTCAAGGTGCGCTACCAGCTCGAAGCCGGCACGCTGAAGGCGACCGCTGCGCAGCGCGATACCATCTTCGCCCGCCTGGATAGCCTGGCCGTCCTCGAAAAGGAACTCGCCAAGCAAAAGGAATTCGCCGACGCGCTGGCCAAGCAGGAAGAAGGCAACGTCAAGAGCAACCAGGCGATGCTTGAGCAGATCGCTACTGCAGGGCGCGCCGCCGAACTTTACGGCCTGACCGAAAGCCAGATCAGCGTCGTCGAGCAGGCGCGCCTGGCCGACGCCATCGCCATCGCCAAGGAAAACGGCGCGACGGAAGCGCAAATCGCTTACCTAGAGCAGGAGCTTGAGCTGCGCGGCAAACTCTCCGACAGCCTCATCAAGGTCGACACCAAAAAGCAGGAAAAGGCCGATGCCGAGGATGCAATCAAGAAACTCGACGAAATGGGCGAGTTCGCCAAGCAGGCCGCGAAAAACATGCAGGACGCGATGGCCGACTTCTTCATCGACCCGACCAAGGGCGGCATCCAGTCCATCGCCGAAACTTTCGCCCAGACGCTGCAGAAGATGATCGCCCAGGCTGCCGCCGCGCAGCTCGGCAAACTGCTGTTCGGCGACCTTGACAAGACCGGCAATCTCAGCGGGCTGGCTGGCAAGGGGCTGGACTGGCTGTCCGGCCTGTTCAGCTTTGAGAAGGGCGGCATCATGACCAGTGCCGGCGCGGTGCCGCTGCACAAATACGCGATGGGTGGCATCGCCAATTCGCCGCAGCTCGCCATGTTCGGCGAGGGCCGCACGCCGGAAGCCTACGTGCCGCTGCCGGATGGCCGGCGCATTCCGGTGCACATGCAGGGCGGCGGTGGCGGCAGCCTGCACCAGACGCTCAATTTCTACGGCCAGGCCGAGCCGGCGCAGGTCAAGCGCGCGGTCGCTTCGGGCGGGCGATCGGTGCTGGCGCTGCAAAACGGAGCGCGCCGCTATGGCTGATTTCCTCGAAGAACGCATTTCCGACCTGATCCGCTACGGTTCGAACTGGCAGGACGAATTCGCCGTCGAAATCACGCGCAGTTCCGGCGGCAGTGAAGACCGGCGCCTTATCCATCCCTACCCGGTGCGCCGCTTCGACGTTTCCTACATGCTCGACAGCGACCGCCTGTGGACCGAGCTGGTCAACGTCTATGCGCGCGCCCACGGCACCTTCGCCGGTTTCCGGGCCCGCTGTTTCGACGAGTGGAGTACCAATGGTCCCAAGGGCTCGCCCACGGCCTTCGACCATGCGACGCTGCAAGTCACCCTTGGTTCCGCCTACCAGATCAGGAAATTCTACGGCATCGACAAAACCGCAGGCGCCACGGGCTACCCGTGCAGGGTCATCAAGAAGCCGGTGGCCGGCACCGTCAAGTGCGCCATCGGCACGGTGGAAATGGCAAAGTACAGTGCTACATGGGATGTCGATACCACCACCGGCATCATCAGCTTTCCGGCCAACGGCAGCGCCACGATCACCGGCATCAGCCAGGCGACGCAGGCGGTGATCTCATATTCGACTATGTCCGGCAATATTTATGGCGGTCAGAGCATCCTGATCACCGGGGTCGGCGGCATGACGCAAATCAACAACAAGCGCGCACTGGTTGTAAATGTAACGCTTTCGCACATTACCATCGACCTCAACACGACCGCCTATTCAACCTATACCTCGGGCGGCGGCGTGAACACGCGCCCGCAGACTGGCGAAACAGTCTATGCTGGCTGCGAGTTCGATTTCCCGGTGCGCTTCGATTCCACGTTGCCGGTTGGCCAGGATTACCCCGGCTGGCGGCCGGTCGAGTCGGTGCAACTGGTGGAAATCCTCAACCCATGAAAGCCACCGTCGCCCCGCATGAAACCGGCGTCAAGTGCCTGCGCATCGAATGCACGGACGGCACCATCATTCGCCTGACCCGCTACCCGTTCGACCTGACCATGAGCAACGGCCAGGTCTATCTGTCGACGGCGGGCGCCGACCTTTCTGCCTATGATTCGACCACGGCCTTTTCCGCATCGGCGGTCGACCTCGATGGCTTTGTCGGCTATGCCGGCATCACCCGCGACAAGATCGCCTCGGGCGTCTTCGACAACGCCCGCGCCTACCTCTTTGCCACCAGCTTCCTTGCGCCGGTCGAGGACTACGAGCCCATCGTGTCCAGCATCGTCGGCAAGACCACGCTGGAAGACGACGTGTGGAAAGCCGAGGAAATGGCGCTGGTCGATGCGCTTGGGCAGGCGGTCGGCTTGTCCTACCAGGCAGCGTGTTCGCGCACCTTCGGCGATGCCGGCTGCACGGTCAGCCTGGCCGCGCTCGCCGAAGTCGGCGCCATCACCCATGTGACCAGCCAGTCGAGTTTCCGCGATTCGTCGCGTACCGAAGCGGCAGACTATTTCGGCGTCGGCACGATCAGCTTCACCTCGGGGCCGAATGTCGGGCTCAAGCCGCTGGAAATCCGCAGCTACGCACTGGACGGCAGCATCGTCACCTACGAGGCCGCCTATTACACGGTCGAAGTCGGTCACACCTTCACCATCACGCCCGGCTGCCGCAAGACGCTGGCCGCCTGCAAGGTGCACCAGGGGCATGTGCTGAACCACTTCGGCTTTCCCGACGCGCCGACCTCGTCGGTCTATGCGCAGATCGGCACCAAATGACGGTTGATGACATCCTTGCCGCTGCCCGTTCGGCACTCGGCACGCCGTTCGTGCATCAGGGCCGGCAGGCCGGCAAGGGGCTGGACTGCGCCGGACTGATGATCCATGTCGCCCGTCAGCTTGAGGTCGAGCACAGCGATGCCGGCGGCTATGCCCGCCGCCCGTCCGGGGGGTTGCTCGAATCCATGCTCGATGCGCAGCCGGGCATCCATCGCGTCACCGGCAATCCGCAAGCCGGCGACCTTATTCTGATGCGTTTCCTTGGTGCGCCGCAGCATCTTGCCGTCTGTGCCGGCGACACCATCGTTCATGCCTACGAAACCGTCGGCAAGGTCTGCGAGCATAACTTTTCGCCCGCGTGGCGTTCGCGTGTCGTGCGCGTCTATCGGTTCAACGGGGTAGAAAATGAGTAGTCCAGGCCAGATCGTCGGTGGCGTACTAGGCGCGGTTGTCGGCTTCTTTACGCCGGCCGGGCCGATTATCGGCGCGCAGATCGGCATGATGGTCGGCGGCTATATCGACCCGCCCAAAGGACCGAACATCACCGGGCCGCGCCTCTCCGATCTATCGCAACAAACCGCCTCGCTCGGCCTCGTCATTCCGCGCCTCTACGGAACCGCCGCGCTGTTCGGCAACATCTTCTGGATCGAGAACAACCAGTTGAAAGAGGTTGAAGCGACAGAAGAACAGGGCGGCAAGGGCGGCGGCGGGGCAGAGGTCACGACCTATTCGTATTTCGGCACCTTCGCGCTTGGCCTGTGTCAAGGGCCGATTGACGGCATCAAGCGCATCTGGATCGGCGGCAAGCTGATCTATGACGCTTCAGCCACCACGATTTCATCCGAGATGGCAACATCCGAAGCGCTTGGCATTTCATCGCCGCTGCGCTCGGGGTCGGCCGTTGTCGGACTGGAAGGCACGACGATGGCTTTCTACTACGGCGGGCCGGATCAGCCTGCCGATCCGCGCATGCAGGCCGCGCTCGGGGTCGATAACTGCCCGGCCTATCGCGGGCTGGCCTACATCGTCTTCTATGACCTGCCGCTCAAAGATTTTGGAAACACCCTGCTCGGGGCTCAGATCAAGGTCGAAGTGGTCGCGCAAGGGACGCTCGTCCCGTCCACGGCGAGTACGTCTGTCCATAACGATGTTGTCCCTGGCTGGGGGTCAGGCCTCGGGCCATTCAATCCGCGCCTCGAAAACGGCGTGTTCACCGCCGACATGCCTGACGAACAGTTTGCCGTTGCCTTGAATGGCGCGCGCGTCACGCCACGCGGAAACCAGACGGTCGGCATGTGGGAAGACCCGCTGGATTCGGCATACACGTTATTCGTCGTCGGCGTGCTGACCGATCCGGCTGGCAATGATGTCGTAGTCACCTATCGCGGCACCGGGTCATTTTACCAAACAGGAACCCTGCTCCTCGGTGAAACCATCATCAGCACGCGCACCAACGATGATTCAGACGACTTCCTTGGCGCGGCGGTCGACCCGGTAAGCAATCGGCTTTACGTGATGATTGACAATACCGGGCTTACAGCCGGCACGCGCTTAAAAATTTACGAAGCGGACGGAACATTGGTCAGTGATCAGTCGGCGGTAATAAACAATCTTGCGCCGGTCAACCACGTGTCTTACTCACTGATTCCAGGCTTTGAAATCATGTGGTGCGTCGAAGCCGGCGGGAAATATTTGTGGACCTTCAGCATTTACAGCAACGCCGGAGACAATCCTTTCAATGTCTATCGCATCAATGACGACGGCACCGTCACCTATGAGCGCCGGGCATGGTTCGACCCCACCGCCACCCCGTCGCCATTCGACGGCACAAAAGGCGCAATGGCCGCTGCGAATGGGCTTTGTGCGTTGCTGACCAACTCAGGCGGGTTTGCTGTCCTTTCCAGAAATGACGCCATATCGCCCGCCCTGATTCCACTTTCGGAAATCGTCGAAACGGAGTGCCTGCTGTCCAACCTGCTCGAATCGGCAGACATCGACGCCAGCGACCTCGATTCCGACCTGGTTCGCGGCTATCGCCTGGCCTCGGTCGGTGCGCTGCGCGCCGCGCTTGAGCCGCTTCAGGCCGCCTGGCCGTTCGATGTGGTTCAGTCCGGCTATGGCATCGCCTTCCGCCGCCGTGGCACGTCTTCCGTGGCGACGATCCCGATGGAAGACCTCGGGTCGGTGGCGGGTAACGAAAAGGCGCGGGTGCGGCTGTCGCTGTCGCGTGAAATGGATACCCAGCTCCCTCGCCGCGTGTCGGTAACTTACCTCGACGCCACCCGCGAATACGACCTTGCCGAGCAATCGAGCGAGCGTCTGAATACCGATGCGGTAAATGTCATAAAGGTCGAACTGCCCATCGTCATGAACGCGAACGAGGCGGCAGGGGCGGCCGAGGTGCTGAATTACCTTTATTGGCTTGAGCGCCACGATGCGTCTTTCGTCCTCGGCCCGCAGTACCGATACCTGGAACCCGGCGACGTGGTGACGGTGACGGGCAACGGGCAAAGCTACCTTTTCCGGCTGAATCGCATCCAGTACCTGCCGGACGGCAGGCTTGAGTGCGCGGCCAAGATGGCGTCGACGGCAATCTACACGCCGGCTGCGGTCGGTGTCGAAGGCAACGTCACCGGGCAGACGTTGGATTATCGCGGCGATACCACGCTGGACCTGCTCGATCTGCCGTGCGTCTATGGCTCGACCACCGACAAGCCCGGCTTCGTCGCCGCAATGGGGCGCGAATGGGACGGATGGACAGGCGGCGCCTTGTTCGGCAGTTCAGACCAGGGAACGACATGGAAGTCGCTGGCCGGCATCCAGTCGCCCGGTAGTCTGGTCGGCGTCGTAACTTCAGCGCCATCGAGCGGGCGGGTAGATGTCATCGACCACGCCAACCGGATCACCGCCCGCTTCGTCATCGCCGCCGGGCTTGCCAGCGTGTCCGATGCACAGCTTTACGCCGGCCAGAACCACTTCGCCATCGGCGCAAATGGCCGCTGGGAAATCGTCGGCGCCCGCACCGTGGTCGAAAATGCAGACGGTTCGTGGACATTCTCCGACCTGATGCGCGGCCGCTTCGGCACCGAACACAACCGCGCTACGCATGTCGCAGGCGATGCGCTGGTGTTGCTAAATGCAGCGCGGCTGGCCTTTGTCGGAGTGTCGTCATCCGACATCAACATGAGCCGGCTTTACCGTGCCGTGACGCATCGTCAGAATATCGACGCGGCCAGCGAGCGGTCGTTTTCCTATGCCGGCGAAAACCTGGAATGCCGCTCCCCCATGAACATCAAGGGCGCAAAGAGTGCTGCCGGTGACTGGAGCATCGGCTGGACGCGCCGCACCCGCCTGCCCGTGGAGCCATTCTCAGGCATGTCCGCGCCGCTTGGCGAATCGTCTGAATCCTATGAAGTCGAAATATGGGATTCCACATGGACAACGCTCAAGCGCACGATCTCCGGGCTTTCCTCTGCCGCTGCAACTTACACCAATGCGCAGCAGGTAACGGACTTCGGGTCCGTTCAAAAGCTGATTTATGTGAAGGTTTACCAGCTTTCGGCCACGGTCGGAAGAGGGTATGCAGGGTCGGCAGTCTGCGGCAATCTCGCCCTGTTAAACGTTAAGTCGTTGATGCACTTCGATGACGCATCGGCGACGACGGGGCGCGTCCTCGGCCTGCACTGCGATGGAACAAATGGGGCGACGACGTTCACAGATGTAACCGGAAAGACCGTAACAGCCAACGGAAGTGCACAGATCAGCACAGCGCAATACCCTTCCCTTACCGGGAAAACATCGTCTGCTTATTTCGACGGGACGGGGGATTATCTAACTATCCCAAGTTCGTCTGATTTCTATTTCGGCACTGGCGATTTTACTATCCGGGGATTTGTTCGGCTTGATTCGCTGAGTGATGAGCGGTCGATCATTACCACTTTCAGCACCTTCCAGACGGGCGGCGGCTTCCTTTTTGATATTGACACAACAACAGGCTACCCGCGATTTTTTGCAGGGAATGCAACGCCTTTGGTTCTAGTAGGTTCTGTCGGTGTTTCTGCAACGACATGGACGCATGTCGCGGTATGCCGGGTGTCTGGTGTTACTACAATTTATGTCGGTGGGACCGCTTCTGGGTCGTCTAGTTCCGTTGCCAACATTGACGGATCGTCGATTACGACGGTGTATATCGGAACGCTCGGCACGTCAGGAACAAATCAGATGGCCGGATTTGTTTCAGAATTTGAAGTATTTAAAGGGACCGCACTGTATACGGCCAATTTCACGCCGCCAACAGTTCCTTTCTCCGATTCCGGCCAGGTCATCACCGACCAAGCACAGAACAACATCACCGTCGTCGGTAGTGCCGTCACCGTCACAGACTCATCAGCGTTCGGCGGCAAATGCCTGCAAGCGAATCAGGCTATTGGCTACGTGTCAATTCCTCCCGTTGATCTTTTGTCCATGTATTGGACGATTGAATGCTTCATCAAGCCGGATGCGCTGCCGGCTTCAACATATATGGGTGTATTTGATTATGGTTCTGCGTCTGACGGCCTCGGCGGTTTGTGCGTCGTCATCAGATACGACGGACTTCCCATGTGCTTCATGGCCTATAGCCTCGAAATCAATGTCGCAGGCGTAACGGTCGCAGCAGGAGAGCGCGCCCACTTGTTCGTTCAGCGATCCGGCGGAAAGATTTACATCGGCTGCAGGGGGGCGGTCGGCACCAACCGTGATGTGCCCGCTTCATTCGTCGGTGACAAGGGGTTCCGCGTCGGCTATGCAAACGTGACCTACAACGAAACAAAGGCAATCAAGATCGACGAATGGCGCGTGTTTGAAGGCGAGGCGAAATACCCGCTTTCAGGCACCTACACCGTTCCCGCAAACCCATTTCCGGACTTGTAAATAATGGCTGATTCAACTACAAACCTCGACACCATCGTACAGGGCAGCGGCTCGCAAGAACATCAGGCGAATGCGCTTTTCAACGCCGCCAGCGGGGCCATGCTTTACGCAAACAGGCCATCAACCACCACCGGGCTTGTGTTTGGCTATTTCGGCGGCAACGTCACGAAATCGGACGGCACGCAGACGACGATTGCCAATAGCACCATCACGCTGACCGCCTCGACGACGAATTACATCACGGCCAAGAAAGATGACGGCGCGGTTTATGTGCAGACGGCAACGACCAACTGGAATGACACCGCAAACTACTGGCGGTTGTTCTCGGTCGTCACCGG